GCTAGCTATATTCGATGCCTTTGAAATACTTAATCGCATTGAAGAAGAAGAAAACTTATTAAACGAAAAACCTAAAGAAGTTAAAGAAAGAACTTTTAAAGGTTTTGCAGAAGGTAGATCATCATAATGTACGAGCAGAGTTTATATAAAGTTTTAAAAGACCACGTAAAACCTAAGGTTTTAAAAAGAACTAATAGGTATAAAAAATGGGAATATGGATATAACAAAGAACACGACATGGTTGTTATATCTAAAACAGGTAAGATAGGTGAAGTATATGAAATACAAAATTTAAAAATAGCTTTACCTGAAAAGTTTAACATAGAAAAATTTGATTCAAACACATGGGAATATTCTGAGTATCCTAAAGTATTGAAAAAAATAAAGTCTGTATTTGATTGGGAAGAATACCCACTAGACTTTAAAGAAAAATGGTATGATTACATCGATAGTGAATTCAATAAAAGAGAACAAGGCTTTTGGTTCTATAATAAGGGTCTGGCTACTTACATTACTGGTACTCACTATATGTACTTGCAGTGGTCCAAAATTGATGTTGGGCAACCAGATTTTAGGGAATCAAACAGATTATTTTACATATTCTGGGAAGCTTGTAAAGCCGATCAGAGGTCATATGGAATGTGCTACCTTAAAAATAGACGATCTGGATTCTCATTTATGGCGTCCGGGGAGTGCGTTAATATGGCAACCATATCAAGCGACTCTAGATTTGGCATTTTATCAAAGAGTGGACCTGATGCGAAGAAGATGTTTACGGACAAGGTGGTACCAATATCGGTTAATTACCCCTTCTTTTTTAAACCAATACAGGACGGTATGGACAGGCCAAAGACAGAGCTTGCCTATCGTGTACCAGCCAGTAAATTCACCCGTAAGAAGCTCGAGACCAACGAGACATTACGTGAGCTCGACGGCCTCGACACCACGATCGACTGGAAGAATACCGGTGACAACTCGTACGACGGTGAGAAACTCAAGCTACTTGTCCACGACGAAAGCGGTAAATGGGAACGCCCGACGAACATCCTCAACAACTGGCGTGTCACGAAAACGTGTTTACGATTAGGTAGTAGAATTATAGGTAAATGCATGATGGGTTCAACTAGTAACTCGTTAGACAAAGGTGGTGATAATTTTAAAAAATTATATAATGACTCAGACGTTACTCAAAGAAATGCAAATGGACAAACTCGCTCTGGATTATATAGCTTGTTCATACCTATGGAATGGAATTACGAAGGATACATCGATTCTTATGGCTTACCTGTATTCGACACCCCAAGCAAGAAAATTAGTGGACCGCAAGGCGAAGCAATTGAGCAAGGTGTTGTAGAGTACTGGGATAACGAAGTGGCTGGACTAAAGCAAGATCAAGACGCTTTAAATGAATTTTACAGGCAATTTCCAAGAACTACTAAGCACGCTTTCAGAGATGAATCTAAAGAGTCTCTTTTTAATTTAACTAAAATCTATGAACAAATAGATTTCAATGAAGATCTCAAGAACTCTATAAGCGTAACTAAAGGTTCTTTTCAATGGCAAAATGGCGAGCAAGATACTAATGTAATTTTTGTTCCTAATAATGATGGTAGATTTTTAATAACGTGGGTACCACCTGTTAATTTACAGAATAAAAGATATAACAAAAACGGTAAAAATTACCCAGGCAATGAGCACGTAGGTGCTTTTGGTTGCGATCCTTATGACATATCAGGAACTGTAGACAAAAGAGGTTCAAAAGGATCTTTGCATGGTTTAACCAAGTTCTCAATGGAAGACGCTCCGCCTAATCATTTTTTCTTAGAATATATAGCTAGACCTCAAACAGCTGAAATATTTTTTGAAGACGTACTTATGGCTTGTATTTTCTATGGAATGCCAATACTTATAGAAAACAATAAACCTAGAATTTTATATTATTTTAAAAGAAGAGGTTATAGGGGTTTTTGTATGAATAGACCTGATAAAAAATATAATAAATTATCAGTAACAGAAAGAGAGCTAGGTGGTATACCTAATTCAAGTGAAGACATTAAGCAAGCGCATGCGTCAGCTATAGAAACGTATATAGAACATTTCGTAGGTTTAAAAGAAACTGGGCACGGAGATGTTTATTTTCAAAGAACTTTAGAAGACTGGGCAAAGTTCAATATTAACAATAGAACTAAACACGATGCCTCTATTAGTTCTGGTTTAGCTCTTATGGCCTGCAACAAGCACAGGTACTCACCAGTAAGTAAAAAAACTATACAACCCGTTGATCTAGGTATTAAAAGATATGATAACAGGGGAACTACATCAAAAATAATAAGTTAAATGAATATATACACTAATTCAAATAGCGCTTTTCCGAGCCAAGTAGTTAGCGATGCCGAGAAGGCAAGTCGAGAATATGGCAGTCAAGTGGCTATGGCTATTGAGTATGAGTGGTTCAGATCTGGTAGAATGAATGGTAACACTTATTTAACTAACTGGAATAATTTTAATACTCTTAGGCTTTATGCAAGAGGTGAGCAACCGGTTCAAAAATATAAAGATGAATTGTCTATCAATGGTGATTTATCTTATCTTAATTTAGACTGGAAACCAGTACCTATTTTGTCTAAGTTTGTAGATATTGTAGTAAACGGTATATCTGCAAGTTCTTATGACGTGAAAGCTTACGCTCAAGATCCTGAGTCTATAAAAAAGAGAACTGAGTACGCTTCTAAAATATATGAAGACATGATTGCTCAAGATTACTTAGATAATTTGAAGCAAACCCTTGGAATAGATTTGTATCAAACTTTAAATCCAGAGCTTCTGCCTAATAACGAAGAAGAGTTAGAGTTACACATGCAACTGTCATACAAGCAGAGTATAGAAATAGCAGAAGAAGAAGCTATATCTTCTGTGTTAGCTCAAAACAAATATGAACTTGTTAAGCGCCGCTTAAATATGGATTTAACAGTATGTGGTATTGCTGCCGCTAAAACAAGTTTTAACACAGCTAACGGTGTAACTATTGATTATGTAGATCCAGCTTATATGGTTTACTCATACACTGAAGATCCTAATTTTGAAGACATATACTATGTTGGTGAAATAAAATCTATTACAATACCAGAGCTTAAAAAAGAGTTTCCTAATATATCTAAAGAAGAGCTTGAGCGTATACAAAAAATGCCTGGCAATAGACAATATATAACAGGTTGGGGTGGTTATGATGAAAACACTGTACAGGTTTTATATTTTGACTACAAAACTTATCATAACCAAGTTTTTAAAATAAAACAAACAGATCAAGGCTTAATGAAAGCTATTGAAAAGCCAGACACTTTTAATCCACCTGAAAATGATAACTTTGAAAGAGTCTCAAGATCTATAGAGGTTTTATATCATGGCGCTAAAGTACTGGGCACAGATACAATGCTTAAATGGGAGCTAGCTGAAAACATGTCAAGACCTTATGCTGATACTACTAAAGTAAAAATGAATTATGCTATTTGTGCACCTAGAATGTACAAAGGTAGAATTGAAAGCTTAGTGAGCAAGTGTATTGGTTTCGCTGATATGATTCAAATAACTCACTTAAAGCTGCAACAAGTTATGTCTAGAATAGTGCCAGACGGTGTGTATTTAGATATGGACGGATTGGCTGAGGTTGATCTTGGTAATGGAACTAATTATAATCCAGCTGAAGCTTTAAACATGTACTTCCAAACAGGTTCTATTGTAGGTAGATCACTTACTCAAGACGGTGAAATGAATCCTGGTAAAGTTCCAATACAAGAATTAAACTCTAGTTCTGGTCAAGGTAAAATACAAAGTCTTATAAATACTTATCAATATTATTTACAGATGATAAGAGATGTCACGGGACTAAATGAAGCAAGAGATGGTAGCACGCCAGATAAAAGCACTTTAGTAGGTTTACAAAAAATGGCAGCTAATGCTTCAAACGTAGCTACAAGACACATTAAACAATCTTCATCTTATTTAACTCTTAGAATAGCTGAAAATGTGGCTTTAAAAATTGGAGATGCTTTGCAGTTTCCACTTACAGCTGAGTCTTTAACTAACTCTATAAGTACTTACAACGTAAATACCTTAAAAGAAATAGTTAATCTCAACTTACATGATTTTGGTATATTTTTAGAACTAGAGCCGGACGAAGAAGAAAAAGCTCAACTAGAAGCTAATATACAAGTTGCATTACAACAAGGAGGTATTGATCTTGAAGATGCCATAGATTTAAGACAAATTAAAAATCTTAAATTAGCTAACCAATTGTTAAAGGTTAAGCGCAAACAAAAAGCACTTCAAGACCAAGAAAACGCTCAAGCTAATATTAGAGCTCAAGCTGAATCACAAGCTGAGGCTAACGAGAAAATAGCTATGAACGAGGTTCAAAAACAAGAAGCTATCAGTGGGTCAAAAGTACAGTATGAACAGTCTAGAACGCAAATGGAAATTCAGAAGATGCAAATTCAGGCTCAACTAGATCAACAAAAAATGCAAATGCAGCATCAGTTTGATATGGAATTAGCAAAACTTCAAGCTCAAGCTCAAGCTCAAAACAAGCAGCAATCAGAAAAAGCTAAAGACAAGCGTATACAAATGGAAGGTACGCAGCAAAGTAAAATGATAGATCAAAGAAAAAACAATTTATTACCAATAGACTTTCAAGAAGATACGGGTGGTCAATCGCAAATGATTTCTACCCCTGAGCAACAAGCTTAGAATTTATTAATTATTTAATTATATTATATTATGTCAGAACAAACACAAGAAGCTGTAAAGCAAGAGGGTGATTTTAAAATTAAAAAGAAAACACCTAAAAAATTAACTGAATCAAAAGAT